GAAAGATATTAGAAGGGGATTATTCACAATTAGAATTTAGAGTTGCAGGATTTTTAGCTAATGATGAACAAGTTTTAAAAGACATAAAAAACAAAGTTGATGTTCATAGTTATACTGCAAAGATACTTGGAGTGTCACGACAAAAAGCTAAGTCAGATACTTTTAAACCGCTATATGGGGGTATCTTAGGTACTCCAAAACAGATGCAATACTATCGTGCTTTTAAAAATAAGTATTCGGGAATAACTAGGTGGCATACTGAGTTACAAAACGAAGCACTTATGTCAAGTAAGATAAGATTACCTAGTGGGAGACAGTATTTTTTCCCAAATGTTGAGAGATTACGCAGTGGAAGTGTAACAAATTCTACTGCTATTAAGAATTATCCTGTACAAGGGTTTGCAACAGCAGATTTGTTGCCACTTGCACTAATTAATTTAAATAAGCTATTGACAAAAAACGAATTAAAGTCTATAGTGTGTAACACAGTACATGATAGTATCGTTTTGGATGTGTATCCAGACGAAGATAAACAAGCTATCGAAACTTTAAAAGAGGCTATGCTGTCTATTTCAGATGAATGTGAAAAGCGGTATGGTTTTAAATATACGATGCCAATAGGAATCGAATTAAAAATAGGGGATGATTGGCTGAATATGAAGGAGGTATATAATTCCGATGATTGAAAATAATACACAAACTACTGCTATTACTATACCAAATGATGTAACGTCATTAAGTGATGCAGAACTAATGAAACTAACAGGGCAATTAGATAATAACAGCCAAGAAGGCTCAGTACTATCGAGATTGTCTATAAACTATCAAACAGAAGATGAGAATGATAATCCTCTACCGAGGGGTCATTACACTCTAAAAGTTGACGGAGATAGTGTATACGCTAAAACCGCAAAGTTTAGACCTTTTATGAGGATGTTTGCTTATAGCTATTGGGATAATAATGAGGAGGTTTTTACATCTAGTGTGCAAAGACATTCTTTAGGAGACCAGTTTCCAGATTCTCATGGAGGTTATAAGTGTGGAAAATTATCTAGAGAGCAACTTGAGGCATTACCCGAAAGTGACCCTCAAAGGGTAATTCAGAGCTCTATAAAATGTAACCAAGTTATTTACGGGGTTGCTGATATGGATGGCAAATCATCTGATGGTAAGGATGTTAGCTTAAAACAAATTCCTTGTGTTGTTTATGCTAAAGGTGTTAATTACATACCTATGAGTACAATACTAAAATCTTTAGCTACTCAAAAGAAACCAATGATAAGAAACACTCTCTTGTTATCTACTAAAAAGCAAAAGTCTGGTGGTAACACTTTCTTTGCTATGGATATTAAGATTGGGGAATCAGCAGAGCTTTCTGAAAAAGATGCTGATTTATTAAAAGAATTTGCGGCTGTAACAAAGTCCGTAAATGAAGGCGTTATGGAGAAACATAGAACTGCTGTTAAACAACAAACTAAAGATGGCGACCACTCCCTAGCTATTGAGTTAGACGAATAACAGTATGTTATCTACTCTAATAGAGAATTTTCTCTATGACGCAGTTGGGGGAAAGTCTAAACCGCTTTCCCCTGCTATTATTAAAGAGTTTCAAGAATCTTGCGGTAAAGCATTAGAAAAACAATTTAATGAACAAATGGATTGGCGTATTCGTATGTCTGGTCTAGGAAAACCTTTGTGCCAACAACAGTTAGATAAAAAAGGTATTAAAAAAGAATTTCAATACAACACAATAATAAAGTTTTTGATGGGTGATTTGCTAGAAGCGGTTGCTATAGCAGTTATGAGAGGTGCAGGAATAAACATAGAAAAGTTACAAGAGCCTGTATCATTAAAAATAGGAGATATTGAATTAAAGGGTACATATGATGTTAAAATAGATGGAAAAGTTTGGGATATAAAATCAGCAAGTCCTGCAAGTTTTCTTAGTAAGTTTGGTGAATATGGTAGTTACAATAAGATAAAAGAAAATGATTCTTTTGGTTACATCATGCAAGGGCATATGTATAGTGAGGCTGATAACTCACCTTTTGGTGGTTGGATAGCTGTAAATAAAGTTACAGGAGAATTTGCTATATGTGAAGCTCCAGAAGACCAACAAGAAGATAGAAAAGACATGTTAGAACAAGCTAACGAAACAATTAAAACACTTAATTCTAAAGCTAAATTTGAAAAGTTATTTACAGATATAGAAGAAACTTATGTACCTAAATCTGGTAAACAAAAAGGAATAAGAATACCTACAGGAAATACAACATTAGAAAGCACTTGTGGTTATTGTGAATTTAGAAGTCATTGTTGGCCTAAAGCTGTACTACATGAGAAGGTTACATCTAAAGCTAAGTCTAAACCTTTTGTTTGGTATAACAAACTAAAAAATACAGAGGTAAAAAATATATGAACGTACTATGGTTATCAAGCCCTTTTCGTAAAGATGATATACTAACGAACAAAGATGCAGTTTGGGTATACACCGAAAATGAATTAAGAGAAGGCGGTGGCGAAATGCGAGAGTTTATGAGGAGTGCAGAAAACTGTCATCCTCTTATAACAAGAGAAACAGTAGGTAAAGACGGGTATTATAGAGAAGATAATGTACCTAGAAAAACTAGGACAATACATAATTATTTTAATGCATTACATATAAGAATTAAACAAGGTAAGTTAGCTATTCTACCTACTATAGAAATTAACGAAGCAATAATAGAATTAGAAAAACACGCACCTATGTTAGCTAGTGTATTTGTAAGTAACATTGATTTAACAAATAAATTTAGAATGAAAACGCTTATATGACACTAAGAAAAGGCTTTAGGTCTGAATTTGAGAGAGGTTTTGCTCATTGGTTGATAAAAAACAATGTTAAATACGACTACGAAAAGTTTTACTTAGAATATCAACCCAAGATTAAACGCTACACTCCCGATTTTTACCTTACTAAACAAGATATATACATAGAAACAAAAGGATTTTTTGATTCAGCAGATAGAAAAAAACATTTACTTGTTAGAGAACAAAATCCAGATATTGATATTAGATTTTTATTTGTAAATGCTAATAATAAACTTAACAAATCCAGTAAAACAACTTATGGTGCATGGTGTGACAAAAATAAAATACTCTGGGCAGAAAAAAGGATACCTCAAGAATGGTTATAGATAATATAGAATTAGAAACAGAAAAAATGTCTTTACTACCCAATAAGTTTTATCTTATAATGACACCATCAGCAGATGGACAAGCATTTGATGTAACTGCATACGATACCACTGACCCTAAAAAACCTATACCATCAGCTTTTTTTGTTTTAAAAGGTCTTATGGATATTATTGATGCGGATTTAGATGGTGTAGTACAAAAAGGTCAAATGTCTGTAATGGATAAAATGGTTCAGTTAGAATCTAAAGAAGGAGAAATTACTTCTGAAATGCTATCTGATAACATAGAAAAAGTCAAAATAGGAAAATTAAATTGAGTATTGTATCAGAAAATAAATCTAGTAACATAAAGAAATTAAGAGAAAGTGATTTTTCTGTAACTAAATTTAATAAAGATTTGTCATATGGTAAAAAACATGAAAAGCTTGTAATGAAATCTATGGAAAATTTTGAGTTAAAAACAGATAGAATGGCACATAAAACAGGTAATGTGTATGTAGAATTTCAATCTAGAGGTAAAGATAGCGGTATCCGTACTAGTAAATCTGATACATGGATATTTAAAATAGTTAGTAAAGGAGATAGGCATTTGTTTTCTATACATATTCCATTATCAAGATTAAAAAAATTAGTTAGTAAAGATTATAGAGTTTTACCGGGTGGTGATAATTTAACATCAAAAGGGTATTTAGTTCCTATGGGTGATTTAATAAAGGTATGACAGTTGAATTTTGGCAATGGTGGATTTTAATTATGGTAACAATAAACACTTGCATAAATACAGTAGTATTTTTTGTAGGTAGAAAGTTTAAAAAGAAAAAGAAATGAGTAACACAAAGGAATTTTTAGAAGAAGCAGTTAAATTAGTTGGTGGTCAACGCCAGAAAGATTATGGAGATAAAACACAAAATCACAGAAATATAGCTAATCTTTGGAGTGCTTACTTAGGTTATCCTGTAACTGCTGAAAATGTAGCTATTATGATGTGCTTATTAAAAATTGCTAGAACTAAATTAGGTGCTACAAGTAAAGATACATACATTGATATGTCGGCATATGGTGCTATAGCAGGTGAAATACATTTTAAGGAAAAGAAATGAAAATAGTTAAGATAAGAAAATTAGATGATATTGCTGATAATGATTGGGAAATAACTCTAGAAAATGAAGGTAAAATATATCATAATCACAAGCATTTTTTCGAGATAGTAGAAAGAGGAATAGCTAATGAACCACCTAAACAAATAGAAAAACCTAAAGATATACAAATAAATGAGGCAATATTTTTTCCTACTGAGGAAGAGCAGTTTGAAGAAACAAGGAAAAAAGAAAAAGAAGAAGTAGCTGAATTTAGAAAGGATGTAAAAGAATTAAGTTATTACCAATTTAATAAGAAGTATGTTAACAAGGGAGATACCAAGAAATGATATATGCACAAAAACTCCAGTACTCTCGCTAGTTTTGAATTAAAATTAACTACTGAAGGATTGATAGTCCTAGAAAAAAAAATAGCCCCTGCAAACGAATTTACAGAGGCTATGGATAAGTGGAACCCATCTTATGAAAATACTCCTGTCATAGAATCTATGATAAAGTATTCTGATGAAGTCTTTACTGTTATGCTACAAGACATACAAAAAATGACTTACTAGTTTACAGCTAAAATTTCATAAAAAAATTAGTTGGATAATGGGTTGTTTCCTTTTAGTTTTATTTCTTCTATAAGTACATTCTGTAACTCATTTTCTTTTTTAACAATAGCTACATCTTTACTTAGTTGTTCAATATCTTCCTCTAATTCCCAACCATATTCTTCTAACATTTGAAGTTGTTCAAGAAGAGGTTTTAAATTAGCAGGTTCTGGTAGCATAGCTATTTGTTCCCTAATTTTACCTATCTCTTTAAATACTAAAGTTAAATCTGTAGGTTTAATTTGTTCTTCTACTTTTGCTATCCTATCTATTAGGTCTACTTTATATTCATTAGCATATAGTAAAGCACTATCTACTTTTTTATCAAGTTCCTTATCTTTTTCTTTTAGTGGGCTTAAATTAATTGGAGGTGTAGATTCTATTGCATCTAATCGTGAATTAAACTGGCCCCAAGTGTAAAAACCCCCACCTATTGCTCCAATAACGCCTAATAATGCGGCGTATGTACTTAGTTTATCCATTATTTTCATCGTCTTAGTGCCTCCAATTCAGCTAATAGTCTATTTTTAGCTGTTGTTATATTAATTAATTTAACTCTATTAATTTCAATAGGGTCATCATTTTTGTAGGCGTTTAAATTAGCACCTACATAAATATCTCCAGTATAAGGAGATAAATCAATTTGTAGAAATAAACCCATATTTGTATTTTCATACACTTCTTTTGCTGTATAAAATGCTACTTGTTTATACGCATCAAGGTCATTTCCTTTAAAAAATAAATCTTCTTTTGTTAAGTTTTGAGTGTTTTCTTTTGTTACTTGTGCTATTTGTTTTGCTATAGCTTTTAAATTCTTTTTTAATTTACTTTCTACCTTTGCAACATCTGTAATAACCCCGTCTTCGGTGTCCACTTTTTCTCCGTCTTCCGGTTGTACACTGTCTTCTTCTCCACTATCTTCTGGCTGTACTTCGGAT